GGGAAGTCTCATTCCAGGTACAGAACCACCTTTATCTTCTCCCATAGGAATAGCACCACCAGTTGCACCAGGAAGTTCAGGCATTGCTGCATCCAACATTCCAGGAAGTGCTCCAGCAATCGCTTCTGTTGCTGCTGCAGCAATCTTACTCTTAACAGATTCGATCATTGCATCTTTGTTAAGATAAACATAAGCACCGCCACCAACAATGGAAGCAGATACAACAAAAGACGACAACGCGAGTACATTGATTAGTTTTTGCATTAGATTAACGTACCTTTGGCACGACGAATTTCTCTTAGTTCTTCAAAATTTTTCTGTTTTGTTCCACCATCATAAGACCAAGCATAACCTTCCTCAATCATTATTTCGTTCAAGGAAAGTTCACTGTCTCCAATATAAAGCCACCCGAGGAGGCGACCATACTTGCCCATACCACCAACCAACTCAGTGCGAATAACAAGATCGTCATCCCCACTAATGGCACCATCCAACTTCTCTTTGAGCCAATTCGTTGCTTCAATTCCCAACTCCTTTTCTTCAAGGTCCCTGGTCCTCTTTTCTGGTGTATCAACACCAGCAACTCTAACTCTCTCTTTCTTGAAGAGATCAAATCCAAGATCAATAGTTACATCAATGGTATCACCATCAACAACTCTATTAATTTCAACTACGCGGAAGTTGTAACACGACTTCCTGCTGGGTGGTACCATTGCTCCCATAATTCATCTCCTTTGCTTCTAGTGCTGATGCAATTCCAATAATAGTTATAAGTGCAGTAATTACTGCACTAGCACCCCACACAGTTTTCTCAAGTTTACGAACTCTTTCACGAAGTTCATCAATCATTTTAGAATCGCCACCTTCTTCAAGTTGTTCTACTCTATGTTTCAGGAGTACTATCTCCTGATCCTGTTCCGCGTCTTTCAACTGAATCTGATTCGGCATCTTCCTCTAACTCCGAGTAGGCAAGTTTCATAATGGTATATATGTAATATGCAACGCCAATAAGGAGTATTATCAAAGATATGATAATACTCCAAGTAATATCGTTTATATCATTTAATGGTCTCAGAACAAGATTCATAACTCTTTACTAAATCACTTACGTCTGGTGGAAATGGTTCACGATCCTTTTCTCTCACAGTTAAATGATCTGGGTCTAAGATTCTCATTGCTTCAGCAAGTTCTTGAAAATGCTGAATCTCATCATTCATAATCTCCCAGATTTTTTTATCGTTGTAATCCACACAAGCAAGATACTTTGCATATGTCTCAGCAGCGTGCATCTCTATTTCGTATGAGAGATGGTAAGCAGCGCGAGGAAATAACCAATAATAAACCACATTAATCCAATAATAGATAAGGACGAGGTGTCTGGCAAAAAAACGATCAATCCAATAATTATTACCACCCCGACTTTCCATGTATTCAAGATGTTCTGTTTCATTGACTGATTGCTCGAAGTGTTCTTTCATCAAATAGATGTGCCACTGACCACGTAAACCTAATGATTCACGCAAATGAAGCACACTCAAAAAAGCAAAATAAGGTGCCCGAGCAATCTCCTCAAGCACCCAGAATCTTTGAAAATGTCTACCTCTGTAGAGATAGTCAATGATTGAAATTGTAAATCCCAGTACAAACGTGTTTAACCTTTCCATATGCATTTAGGCATATGTAATTATCTATACTCCCCTTTTACTGTTAGGTGAAGGAATAAGTTGATATGCTAACTTATCTCTCAACTGATTGATTCTCTCCTCATCATAGTGAGAAAAGTTTGGATACTTCTCTACTTTCTTATAATAATGTAGAGCATTGAGGATAATTGTATAATCCTCCATCGTAAGTTCAAAATTCATCAGCAATCATTAAATGCAGAACCAACTTCAGAACCAATAGTTTCACCCGCTTGTTGACCTAATAACATTGCCCAACCAGATGCTAACCATCCAACATAAGGAATACTAGCAACTGCTGGGACCGCTACACCAGCAGCAATTGCACTACCTGCCATCGCACCTTGTGACCGTGCTCCAGCGTCCGCCACTAAACACTCTTCTTCTCGGGCAGTCAACTTTCCCTCGCCGTCTGCGGCGATCCCTCCCAAATTGCGAGTTCCATCCATAGTAAATTGATCACGTCTCCACTCTCTTCTTCTCTCAGTACCACCACCAAAAAATCCTTTCTTATTTTTGTCAAGACTCAGTGATTTTTGAGATTCTAAAATAGCGGGATCATTCGCTTTGTATTCAATTTTATAACCTTCCTTGGTTGCCTCTACCTTATATGAAGAGTATGGTGTTCCGTTTGGAATATTAATAGTTGGGACTCGCATCGTATGCGAATCTCTCCTGATTAGATGTCCCAACACACCGATGTGTGCGATTGCTACGACACTACCAATACTAATGGCAGTCCACTTAAAATAAGGTTTCATGGTTACATCTTGTAAGTGTCATCTGATTTTGGAGGTGCCTGTGTTAGTTGCACAGGTGCCTGTTCGATTCTGATTGTTTGAGCAGGAGCAGTTTGTGACGCCTTTTCAATCAATCTTTCCACATCAGCTTTACTGATACCCCCACCACCATTTGCCTTATCACCATTTTTCTTTGCTGTCTGAACCCCGAAGGTAGCTAAAACCCCAGTAAAAACGCTGGCGATAAAAGTCGGATCGAGCTTCTGTTCTGGAATACCCAGAGCAGGTGGTAACTTAATATACGCGAGGGTTAAAATACCACCAGACCATACTAAAATACCCAAACGCACAAAAGTAGAAAGAATAGCAAGTTGTTCCTCAGAATCTTCAATTTTATCTTTGATTTTTCCAAAAGGACCTTTCTTGATTTCTTCCTTCTTTACTTCTTCTGGCATTGGCTGCATACATGGCAGCTTTATTTATGGGTCAAGAATCTCTACAGAGATATTTGTGTGATTTATTTGATTGTATCTATGACAGAGAACATCACTTCCTTGATGTTCCCATTTGTGATATGCACTTTTTAAGTTCTGGATGTAATCAGTTCCACCGAGACCGACCATTTCGTCGGCAACGATTTTCTTGATTAACACATCTCTCGTTAAATGTGTCATATGTAAGAATAGTTTTCCAACAACAAACCCTTACATTATAAGACTTAGAGGGATTAATTCAAAGGGTTTGTCTTGGGTGGTTTTTATTCGCTATCTGCAGCGAATGATATTATTTAGCAATGAATCCATTTTCAACCAACCATTCACGGGTCATTGGAGTTGGTTCATAGTCAGTCCACATCGTTCCAGCGGCACAAGACTCAAGTGCATCAGCAGTCATACCTTCAGTTTGTCCTGCCCAATATGCTTCTTTTTCCCAGGGAATTGCCTTTGGTTGCGATGCATAAGCACTCTTTGCGATTGCCTGATACATCGTAGGAACTTCTTCTTGATTATGAATAATAGCAATGAAGTTATTCTCAATACTACCCGCCATACAATCCTGAGCAGCGTGCCATCCCTCATGACGCATCACTGACATCATAGTACCAGGACGATGCATATGAGCAACATTCAAAAAGAAGTTATTACCCACAGTATGATAGACACCACGATGACCAATCGGGAAGTATCGCATATCTGCTAGAAAAACTTTAGCTCCGACCTTATTAAGTGATCGGACGAGAGAGTTAAACTCATCAGCAACAATACTATAATCAATATCAGCCAGTTCCTCGTTTTTATTAAGGTCAGAAACTGTTTTAAGTTCTTGAACATGATCGGTACATTCCTGAAGTAACATACATCCCTGAGCGTGAGGGGTGAAGTACTCATCTTCGTTAATTGGATCGGCAAAAACAGGAGTTCCAAAAGAAACTGCTGCCATCATTCCAATAATAAACTTTTTCACTCTTTGTCTCCTATGTATTCAAGTGATACGACATCATGGTCTGAAATATCTGGATTGAACCATTCAGCAAATTCTTGTTGAATAGAGAAGGCATCATCCAATGATTCTATAGACTCATATGTGTCGGATTCTGGAGTGACATAATCTTCAGAGAGTTTATGAATACGGTCAATCGCCCAATCATGAACGTGACGCAAAGTATTCTCCAAAGTCTCCATAGTCTTTCCGCATATAGCGTCCTAGAATATTGCTATTATAGTATGCTGGACCTCCATCGTCAAGTGCTTCTGATAACACATTATTCAAAAACAATTGTTTAGTCTCTTCAAAGTTACAATTGCCTTTGGTATCATGAACACTTAGTATTTCTCTACTGAAGATCTCTTTGCCATACTTTTTTATATCTTCCTTTAATTCGGGACAACTCCCATAATACCGCTGCCAATCACTTTCTTGCTTGACCTTTCTTTTCTTTCCTGGTGGTTTTCTAAAGGACCAGAAGTATTTTCTACCGATGTACTTCTTACCTGATTGTAAATTAGTAATCCTGTAGACAAAACCGTACAAATCGTTAATATCCTCAGATAGAAAAGTTCTACCTTTAAAAACCCAGGGGTTTTCATAACTCATATCATATAATTCTATGAGCTATTATTTATCTTTAACCCTGACAAACCTAGTCTATTCATCATTAGGGTTTATGTCAAGCCCTTGATAAATATTCAATAAAG